CCACAGTACTTATTATAGGTGTTTAAAGAGAAACTGGTACTAGGTGTCATATTTAAGTTTTTATGCCCTGAAATGCTAAAAGTCTGATCCGTGTACCCCATACTATAAATACCGAAGCATTTATTTGAGGTTCCTGCATTAGTTGTTAAACCAATCCCTTGATTACTTTTTCCTACAGACACATAAGAAGCTGTTGAACTGGTTCCTACATTAATAGTGCCGTCTTTTTTACCAATCACTCCCACGGTGAGCTGCCCGGAAGATGCATTTACTGCCGCTGAAAAAGTTTTGGCACCACTTATAGTTTGTTCTGTATCAGTTGTAACCATGTTGGCAGGAGCA